CAGGGGCCGCAGCGATTATTGATGGTCATTCTTTTGTTGATGCGTCATATAAGCTTGGCGATGCGGTTGACAAATTAACGGCGATTTCAATGCATTCATTCACTATGTCAGCTTTATCTAAGCAGGGCTTGATTGAAACCGTGCGTGATGCTGATGGGGTTTTACTCTATAAAACCTTTATGGAACGCCGTGTGATTGTTGATGATGGTATGCCAGTTGATGGTGATGTATTTACTTCTTTCTTATTTGGTCAAGGCGCTGTCGGCTTCCAAGATATTGGCGCTCCAAATGCGGTTGAAACTGATCGCGACAGCCTTGCTGGTGTAGATATCATGATTAACCGCCGTCACTTTGTGCTGCATCCACGTGGTGTTAAATGGGCAGGACCAAATGGAATTGCTCCTAAAAATACCGGGCTTGCAACTGGTACTAACTGGGAGCGTGTATACGATCCTAAACAGATCCGTATTGTGGCATTTAAGCACAAAATCAAATAACTAAAAGGCGGGTAACACCGCCTTATTTTTTGGAGATCCTTCTATGGGACTTTCATCATTTAACCGTGCACGGGAAAGACAACAAATGACTGAAGCAAAAATTACAGAGCTTGAAGAACAGCTAGAAACTGCAAAAGGTGAATTTATTGCATTTCAGAATGATCCTGAAGCAATGAAAGCACGTATTGCAGAGCTTGAAGAGGGTAAGGGTAATCCAGATCCATTAGATGGCCCTACACCAGGTGATTATGAAAACTGGAAGGTCGACCAAATCAAGGCTTTTCTAACTGACAAGGGCATCGAGTTTAAACAGTCGGCATTAAAGCCTGAATTGATTGCTTTAATTCCACAAGATCCAAAGGAATAATCCATGAGCTTTATCACTGAACAAGAAGCAATTGAACGTGTTGCAGGCTTTGATGCTTTATCTGACGGTGATAAAGCTGACTATCTTGAGAAGTCAGAAGCTTACTTATTGGCTCGAAATGTTAAAACCTATGAAGATATAGCAACAGTGCCAAAAGCCCTAAAAACAGCGTCCTATGAAGTTATAAAGGGCATTATGAAGGGCGACCTATATCAGGGACAAGAACAAGCCTTAAAGCGCAAAAGAGTGAAGTCAGATACGGTAGAAACTGAAAAGGAATACCAGGACGGATCAGTAAAATTAAGTGCTAGTGAGCAATATATTCTTGATTTGATCAAACCATATTGCAAACGGAAGCGCGTATTTATTGTTAGGAAAATATAATGAGCTTAAGAGTTGAGCTACAGGCGGAAATTGCTGAAGCATTTAATGAAGATTTAGCAGACGCCGTTCATACATTCACATGTGAGCGGATTTCTAAAACGAATTGGGATCCTAAGACTGAAACTCATGTTGAAGTAAAAGAAAATTATTCTGGCCGTGGTGTTCTGTTTGGCTCATACAGTCAATATGAAATACAAATGCTTGGAGTTCTGGCCACAGATAAGAAAGCGACCGTACTTCAAAATGAAGTGACTATGGCCCCAAAAATTGATGATGAATGGTTAACAGCCTTCGGTTCATTTCGGGTAATTCATATTCAGCAGGATCCTGCCTCTACTATTTGGAAATGTCAGTTGAGGATGGTTTAGAAAGCTGTTCAATTGTAATAGACCTTATTAAGTAGTGTTTTTAAAGATCAAATATTATTTTGAATAAATATTAATTTGGCTAAATAATCATATGATGTTCAAATTGGTATTTTTTAAACGAGATACAGTAATAATTTGTATAAATAAATTATTATTTAGAGCTAATTGTATCTTTATATTAATGTTGAACTGGCTCTGGAATTAAATAAAGTAATATGTAATTATAAAATTAAAATTTCAAATTCTATTAAATTGAATTCTTTATAAACTTATAAATATATAGGAGGTAAATTAAAATGAAACTAATTTTCTCAATGTTGTTGATATTTATATCTATTGTAGCTCGTGCATCTATACCTGATGAAAAAATAAGAAGCTGCTTTGTTAATAAAGAAAATAAAGGCCCTCAACAGTGCCTATTATCCTCATATACTTATGAAGGACAAAGAACTACGACTGTTAGCCTCCGTGGAAGGAATTATTATATTCAGGATTCATCTGAATGTGTTAATGATGATTCATGTGTAATGTTAGGTAGAGATTTACAACACTTGAAGGACGCTGACATATATTTACGGAATTATGAGTCAAAAAAAATAATTAAAGCTTTCGAAGATAAATCATGGACCTGTTTTAAGCAGAAAAATGGTGATCTGGACATATGTATTAATTTTGATTGAATGATAATTAACCCACTTCGGTGGGTTTTTTATTGGAGTAAATATGACGTGGACTGCGCATAAGGTATATGACAGCTTTCAGGTTGTACCTGATGATGATTTAAAACCTCATTCATTTTTTCACTGCGAATGCCATCCTGAATATGTGGATGGTATTTTTGTTCATAACGCATTTGATGGCAGAGAGGCCACTGAAACGCCTTTGCCAAGTTGATAGGTTAGACCATGGTTAGCACAGATTACGTACCTTTATGGCATATCTCGCCATTTCAGCATGTGCAATACACACTTGCTAGAAATCAGCTTCACATGGATCTGTTATTCGAGGACATGAATAACGTTGATATGATCTTATCTATTGAAGGCGCAGCGGCACAAGTTGATTTCTATTCTAATGGTGCTTATGCAGTTGTTCAGTTGGGCGATACCTCAGAAAGAAAATTGATAGAGATCTATGGCTTGCTATTACATGAAGCGGTTCATGTTTGGCAGAAAGTTAAAAAGCTCATGGGAGAAAAAGAGCCTAGTTCAGAATTTGAAGCATATTCGATTCAAGCGATTGCTCAAGACCTTTTTAAAATGTATGAGGAAAGCGAGGTGAATGATGGGATGGAAGGGGAAAAAGCCAACTGAATTTAGTTTTGATGTGGCTAAAACAGCAGAGAATAAGGTAAAGGAAATTACTATGGAGGTTGTGCAGTCTTTAGTGGTTTCTAGCCCTGTAGATACGGGGGCTTATCGAGCCTCACATATTGTTTCTATCAGTTCTGGTGACTTTGGAGCACGTGGACCTGAAACAAATCCTGTTCAAGATGCAGCGATTCAAGCTGTGAAATTTAAACTTGGTAGTTTGATCTATATTCAAAACAACCAGCCCTATGCTGAACGCTTAGAAAATGGTTGGTCTGATCAAGCACCGCAAGGTATTTACAAGACCACGTTTACTTATATTTCTCAAAAGTATGGTGGTTAAGATGGCAATGACTTTAGAGCAGACAAGGCTAGCTATTATCGATCGTATGCAAAGCTTTACTGGTATTGCCCAAGACAGAATTCAGTATCCAAATGCACCAGGCTTTAAAGTGCCAAAGGAAGGCTTGTGGTGCAGTCTAACCATTGCAGGCGGTGCCAGCTTTACTTCAGGTGTAGCAGATAAGCCTTGTAACCGTCGTACTGGTAATATTATGGTTCAGTGTTTTGATCGTCTACATGTGGGAGAAAAAGCACTAACGATTCTCGGTGATTCTTTATTGGCTCATTTTGAACATTTCTCTTTTGATGATCTGGAATGTTTGAACGGTCAATCGATTAAAGTTGGTAAGGACTCTGATTTTGTGCAATACAATGTGACCATAGGATTTACGGTGAATTGAAGCACACAAAGTAGAGTGCACAATAAGGGTTATGAACGGTGATACGAATGAATGCAACAGCATTTGACAATTTTAATTTTTATATCGGATACATGAGGTATGCAGGAGGTGGGTGGCTGGTAGGTGCGTTACACAAAGATGAACGTGAAGGTTGTGATGAATTAGATGAAATATCTGAGTGTTTCTTTGATATTAATGAAAGTGAAACTCATGCGCCACGCGCACTTGAATATATTAAAGAGCATGTAAAGTTTCTTTCCCATGGAGACACACCAAGTCTGGCACTTAAAGCTGTTGAAGATCAGATAACAAACTATATAACCAATTTATAAATCTATACCGCCGAAAGGCGTTTTTTTCATTTTTACTCACTACCACCTCATCGGTGGTTTTTTTATGTCTACAGGAATCACTTATGAGCAATTTTTGTTTTAAGCGTGGTGACACATTCAACTTGAATTTGCAGTTGGTTGATGTCGATGATGCGCTGCAATACCCAGCCAATGATGTACGGCGTGCAATTGATTTAACCGGGTATGCCTTTACTTCACAGGTTAAAACTTTAGATGGAGTCGCAGTTACACCTTTAACTTGTGCTGCATTAAGCCAGAGCACACAAAAAGGCTGGTTGAACGTGAAATCAACTGCCAGTACAGCTGCATGGCCATTGGGTTTATGTCAGATGGATATTAAAGCGGTCGTTGGTGGTGTTATTCAACATACTGAAACTTTGACTTTCCAAGTCATTGAGGGAGTAACAGCATAATGGCAAATCTAGTTTTTAAATTTTCATGGGATCATCGGCCATTTCAATATAACTCTGCTCAAGGTAAGCGACAATTTATGCTGCCTTTTGCATCTGGTATTCCAAACCTGACGCCAGACTATACACAGGTAGCAGGACTAGGCACTGCCGCAACAAAGAATACAGGAACTGGTGATGGTGAAATTCCGGTATTTACAGCAGCAGGCCTTTCAGGGCTTGGCTATGGAGGGAGATTAAGAATTGAACCCATTGCTGATGTTGCTGACCAGGTTAAAAATGGGACCTCTAAAGTTGAATTTGTATCTCCGAGCACAGGTTGGGATGGTACTGTAGGAGCACAATACGGGCCAATGCTTAGATTCCCACGCTCAACCACAGTGTCATCAGATTTGATTCTCCCTTACTATGCGGGTTCTCGAGCAACTGCAATGGCAGTTCGCTCTTATGCATTTTTGAATGGAGTTTATACAGGTACAGAGCAGACTATTTACACAAGCGGCAATCCAATTGTAGCGAATACATTAAACAGTGCTTCAAGTGGTAAGTTGGTAACCGTTGAAACAACTGGTGAGTTGCGTTCAAAAGGTTTTACAGTAGATGCAAACGGCTTTTTTAAAAGTGCCTCACCAATTGTTCAGCTTTTCTCTGATCGTATTGAGCTTAATGAAGAAGCAAGTGAGCAAGATATTACATTTGAAAAAGTCGATGACGGAAGTTACTTAATCAAAGGATCTTCTGGCTTTGCTATGGAAGGTTGGTACATTGAGCAACCGCGTGATGCCAACGGTAACCTTTTCCACGTTGTAGAGTATAAAACGCTTGAAAATGGCGATATCGAAATCAAAACCTTTGACTATATGCTCGATAAAAAAGGGCGTATCGTTGCTGACTATACTAGCCCGCTTGATATTCAAGAAGGCCGCTGGATTGATATCCGTTTGCAAGAAGTTCCTAAGCCTGAAGTTGATGAGGGGGGCATTCCACCTGATTTAATTCCACCTGAATTTCAACCTACCAATTTATCCGAGGCTGTAGCTGCAGCAATGAATAATATTGAGCCACCTCAGACTTCAAATGAAACCAAATAACAACCCGCTAATTTAGCGGGTTTTTTTACGCCCACTATTTTTACCGACCCGCTCATGAAGCGGGTTTTTTTATGCCTAAATTTTGGAGAACTATAAATGAGTTCAGGCGCTAAAATTCGATTATATGCTTGTGAAGAAGCAGTGTTAGGAACGACTCCAGCAAATCCAGTTTGGTATACAGTTCGCCGTGTAACGGATGGACTTTCTGAAAACGTCTCTACTGAAGAAAGTAGCGAAGTTGTTGATTCACGTTATCGTCAAGGTGGTGTAGTAACTGAAGCTGAAGTAGCAGGCCAGTTAGAGTTTGAGTTATCACTCGGTACCTTCGATCTATTCTTAAGTGCTTTAGCTTTTAATAACTGGGCGACAAATAGCTTAACTATTGGCGGTACTGTCCGTAAGTCATTAACGCTAGTTAAAGTTTTTGAAGATGTTGGACAGGTCTTTATTTACCGTGGCGTTCAGGTCAATACTGGTGAAATTACAATTCAGACCACAGGAAAGATTACTGGTAACTTTGGCTTGGTTGGTAATTCATTTACCCGTCAACAGGTCAATCCGGTTGCCAATCCAGTAGCAGCATCAAGCCGCCCACTGGTTAGCATGCCAAACGTTGAAAACTTGCTAGTTAATGGCCAGTCTATTCAAGGTAAAGCGTGTATGCAGTCACTGACGCTCTCAATCAACAACAACCTTGAAGCAGTGCGTTGTATCGGTTCAGGCAAATACACTCCAGAGTTTTACTTAGAGAAGATGATGGACATCGAAGCAAATGCTTCATTCATGTTCTCGGCTACAGCAGCGGCATGGATTGATGCAATCAAAACCCGTGATGTGTTCACACTGACTTTCGACATCAAAGATAGTAAAGGAAGTAAATACTCGCTTAATTTCCCTCAATTAGAAGTCATGGAAGCTAATCACCCAGATGGTGGCGGTGATGACATCATCACTTTAGATATTAACTTTGCTCAAGTACGGACAGCTCCAACGATTGTGCGTGCTCTTGTGTAATTCAAATTAATAAACCTTAGAGCCCATGGAATCCCGTGGGCTTTTTTATTTACTAAATTTCAGAGGTAAACATGTCTTTAAAAGTTGGAATTGTACGAAGCTCAGAAGTATCTAAGTGGTGCACGTTTAAAACTGCAGGTGGACAAGCAGAGTTTAAAATTCGTGGTATAGGTTATAAGCCATTTCAAGTTGCATTAGAAAAGGCTGGCAATCAGATCTCGTCTAAAGGCTATGATGTGATGGTGAAAGATGAGAACGGAAAGCTTTATCATGAGCTTTTATTAGATGCAGCTGGAGCGCATTTAATTGAAGATTGGAAGGGCGTAGTTTTTGCTGAAGTGGTAGAAGGTGAAACAGTTGAAAATGAGAAACCTTATACACCGGAGAATGCATCTAAGCTGCTTAATCTTGGTGATATTGGCCTACTGATCTGGTCATTTATTAAAGAGCAGGCACAAAAAATTCAGGAAGATGCCGATAAGGACAAGGCTACGATTTTGGGAAAGTCATCGAGCTCCACAAATACCAGAAAACGTATGCGTCGAAAACGCCGCACGAAATCGAACAAATCAAGTTCTTAGGTGGACATGTTCCAGATCCACCAGAATATTCTTATGCGGCTGATTCAATCCTTGCAGCCTATAGCACAATTATTAGATCTAGACGATATGAGCAAAGTGTACCGTTGTGCTTAGATCAGCAGGCAATCAATGTATATGCTGAACATAATGATTTACCTGTTGATGCTCATATCTTTAACGACTGTATTTTTGCTTTAGACAATTTATTCTTGGATGAAGTGCATAAAAAGGCGATGCAACGAGCGACGAAGACTTAAATGCTGGCGTGTGATACGTAACTGCGTTAGCGCGACGCGATACAGCGCGCTTGTTGACACCTTGTATGACTATTCTATTGACAGCGACGCTACGATTCTGTATTGACACTTTTGTCATTAGTAAATATGATGACTACTACCAACAGACTGGAACGGACTAGAACGGACCGTAACTGACTGACTATCGAAAGCTATGTTTATTTGGCAAATAAATCGGATTAATTCGAAAATTATCAATAATATTGGAGGTATCTATGATCCATAATACTAAAACTACTAGAACCCTTGAAGAAGGTTATGGTTTAGGCTAACACCTTCCCCAAGATTAGATATAAGATAAAGCACCTTAAAGGTGCTTTATTTATTTTGGGGGTAAAATGGTAATGCACGAATATTATATTTTTCAGTCTTATTTGCTTCTTATGCCATATTTGGCATTAACAATTTATTTTTTATTTTTTCAAAGCGATAATTTCTATTTAAAGACTCGTAGTAGTGTTCAATTGCTTTATGGATTAATGGTTTTAGGGACAGTGTTCCTTAATTTGATTCTCTGGCGAGCTTTTTTCTCAGAATACTATTTTTTTAAGTTCAATATTAATGGCACAGGAAAACATGTTCTTCTTGCTACATTATTAGCGACGGTAGCTGCTGTTTCTGGCTGGGTTTTTACTGCACGTGTACAAATTATCAATGCAATAAAAAATCAATCTTTGCAAGTTTTAATGAACAGCCGAAACTCTACTATTTACATTGAAAAAGTAGAAAAGGTAATGAGCCTTAGAAGGGAAATTGTAGATGAAAATAAAAAGTCTGGTAAATCTGATTTAAAGCCACTTGTAACGGAAGATAAATACCATACCCTTAAAGATGCAGAGAAATCAGCCATTATATATATGTTGAATTATTTGGAATTTATTTCCATAGGCATTAGACATTACAACTTGGATGAAGCTTTCTTAAAGCAAAGTATGCGATCAATAGTAAATTCAAATTATGATTTATTTCATAAGGTAATTGAAATTCATAGAGGGTATGATAATAAGGCAGTTTATACACAATTTGAACTTCTACATGCTAGATGGGGGAAGGATGGTGCTGCAAAATGTTCTAAATGTCATGCATGGCAAGATAGTGTTTTTGTTAAGAAACCATGGTATGTAAATTACAGTTTTACTATTCATTTTTTATCAGTGGTATTAACAATGGGTGCATGGTTTCTGTTAATTCTATTTATGTGGTCAACTAAAGAGTTTCTTACTAGTGGTGAACAGAGTGAACATATATGTTACAACTGTGCACCAAAAATTGTAGATGCTCTAGATAAAGTTGTTTAATTAAATAACCTAATTCAGATGATATAAAAAAACCACCTCCGAGTGGTTTTTTTATATCTGTAATGGACTGACAGTGAAATTTGATTATTAAAAATATATAATGTTAACAATAATTTATATTGAAAATTAATATGTTAGAAAAACTTTTTTATACATTGGGGTTATCTCTTTCTTTAGCGGTTTTAGTTAGCTGCACTAAACAAACTGAAAGTAAGGTATTATCTCCTTCAGTTGAGGCGCAATTCATAAGTGCAGATAAAGAAATAGGGAAGATGCTCGATGACCTAGAAAATCGAAATATTCCACTTCAACGGAAGCGGGAGATATTGTGCAACACCTATCCTGATGTCTACAAAAAACAGTACATGCCAGCTCTACTTAAGCTTTCTCCTAAAGTATATACAGAGGAAACTCTATTAAAAGACTATGAGGCTGTGATTAGCTTTTATAAAAAAACTTTTGTAGTTAATTGTGGTTGATTTTTGTCACTTAAGCCTTTAATAATTTGTTTTCTAAACTTGAAAATTTTATTAAAGGATTCTAATGAGTAAAAAGGCAACATTGTCACTAGGTGCAATATTTCTAATAATTTTATTTTTATATTTCGTCAAAGGTATGAATACATTTGATATGGCCGATATGGTAATAAATTTATTCAAATAAATGAACCGCCTTCGGGTGGTTTTCCTTAATGTGACATTTAGTAACCAGTTTGTTAAAGTTGGTACACTTTATAACAAATGGTGAAATTCATGAAAAAATTATTGGCTGCGGGTTTATTAAGTCTTGGATTAGTTGGGTGCGCTACAACATCAGGGTTGGCTCCCAAAGTAACTACAAGCGGATTTGATGGGTCAAAAAGAGTTTCAATTGATGGTCACGGTGTTGCATGTGATCAAATGGCTTGTCCTTTAATAGGTGCAATTTGGTCAAGTAATAATCCAAATCTTGTAGGCTTAAAGATTTCAGTTATAAATACAATTGTTTCTATAAATTCAGTCGATTTAAATATAGATGGTGAAATAATTAAATTAAGAGAAAACACCTTAACAGATTTTTCAACTGGTACTTTATTAGAGTCTAGCAAAGTATTCGTTACTGATTTATCCGTAGTGGATAAAATTATTAATTCCAAAAAAGCTTGGATTCGAGTGAATACGAGCAAAGGATTAATAGAAAACCCTATTATTGATGGTACTAAAGATAGCAAGGCTTATCACGCTTTAAAGCGGTTTAAAGATCAAGTAAATACTGCTAAGTAATTTACTTATATATAAAAATTTGGATTGACTTAATAAATATTTAATCAGCGTTTTTACAGAATTAAGGTGTTTATGAGAAATATTATTGCATGTTGTTTACTGGTGTATTGCCCATTAGTTAGCGCAGAAATACCTTTTGGTCTTAAAGCGGGAATGTCTTTAAGTGAGATAAAGAAATTTGATGCTAAGCCAGTAGAGCTGGGTAATGGAAATTTTATTATTAAAAATGTTCCAAAGCCATATGATGGTTTTAAAGATTATGTCGTCAAAGTTTCACCAGCGATAGGTTTGTGTAAGGTCGTAGGCTGGGGTAAGCCTGTAAAAACAAGTGTGTATGGTGATGGTCTATCTTCTGAATTCGATTCAGTTAAGAGTGGATTAACTACAAAATATGGTGCTCCAAATGGGGATTATAACTTCCTGAAAGCAAAAAGCATCTGGAGTCAACCAAATGAATGGATGATGGGGTTGTATAAGGAGGAGCGAATTTTAGCTGCGACTTGGGAGCCAAAAGAACCAAATGGTGTCAAAAATATCATGTTAAAAGCAAAAGCAAAAAGTACCAATGAAGGTTATATTACAGTTGCATATGAGTTTTTTAATACAGAATCTTGTTATAAAGAACAAAAAGTAAAAGACATAAGTGGTTTGTAAATGTATGTAAAAAAGCACCCTAGAGTGCTTTTTTATTTCATTTGATTGTTAGATTTCAGGAACCTACAAAATGAACCTCTTATCGATGCAAATTGCTCAATGATTGCCATATCAAATGGACATAGATTTCTAGCTCGACCAAATTGGCTTAACTGCTCAGCTTAGTAATTATATTAACTTAAACAGAACCCACTCAATGAGTGGGTTTTTTATTGCCTGGAGAAAAGTAAAAATGGCACAAGAATCCCGTTTGGTCATTGTTATTGATTCACAGAATGCTGAACGTAATGTCAAAGCCTTGGCAGAAGAATTGTCAAAATTTACTGATCGAGGTGATTCCGCATCAAAATCTTCAAAAGATATGGGGAAACAGCTTTCTATAACCAATAACATTGTTCAAAACTTTAACACCACAGTTAACAATTCCAATACTTCAGTTCAAAAAACAGTTGAAGTTACTAAGCAAGCAACTCAACAAAATCATAAATTTGCTCAAGAAATTAAAGCCACCACCTATGAGTTGGATAAACAGGATAAAGCGGCTAACTCATTTGGCACTTCAATTAAGGCTTTGGCTGGGTATATGGCAGGATTGGTTACGATCAATGCGGCCATTACTAAAATTGATGCTTATACAGGGTTACAAAACCGTTTAAAGCTAGTTACTAAAGACCAGACGGAGCTAAATAAGGCGACTGAAGATACATTCAGGATTGCTCAAAATACCTATTCAGCATGGGATTCCGTTTTACAGGTTTATCAACGATTTAGTGATAATGCTAAATCTTTAAATCTAACAATGGATGATACAGCGCGTTTAACTGAAACTGTTTCAAAAGCTGTGGCGATTAGTGGCGCGAGTGCTTCTGCGGCAGATGCTGCTTTAGTTCAATTCGGGCAGGCCTTAGCGAGTGGTACCTTACGTGGTGAGGAATTGAACTCTGTCATGGAACAAACACCGGCTTTAGCAAAAGCTATTGCTCAGGGTATGGGAATTACTGTAGGTGAATTACGTACAATTGCTGCTGAAGGAAAAATTACTTCGCAAGAAATTGTGAAAGCCTTAAGAAATGTAGAGTCTGATGTAGATGCATTGTTTGGTAAAACTGATATTACGATAAGCCAGTCATTAACTCTTCTTAATAATGAGATTACTAAATTTGTCGGAGAAGCTAGCCAGGGAAGTGGAGCAGCTCAAGTATTATCTGGTTCAATTAAGGTTTTAGCCGAAAATTTAGAATCAATCTCTTATGTAGCTATTCTGGGTGGTACGGCATTACTAACCAAAGCAATTGCAACACAAGTATCGGCTCTAAATACCAAAGTAGGGTCCTTAGTTGCTGACAATGCTGCTTCACAATTACAAAAGCAAAAGTCGATCGAAAGCGCAAAAGCAGCACTGGCCGAAGCTGAAGCGCATTTAGTTAATGTGCGAGCAACAAATGCCGAAACTCAAGCCAAATTTGGAGCAAGTGCAGCTAGTGCCAGATATGTACTTGCAGCCAAAAATGTTGAGAACGCAACGAAGGCCGTTACGTTAGCTCAAGGTAAAAGCGCTTCAATGGCAGGTTTATTAAGCGGAGCATGGGGATTGATTGGTGGTCCAATTGGGGCAATCACATTAGGTGTGACTGCTTTGGCTGCGACTTACATGTATTTCTCAAGTAAATCTGCTGAGGCTACAGCAAAGCTAAAAGAGCAAGCTGAAGCTGCAAAATTGACTAAGGAAGAAATCAAAGCCCTTAATGATGAACAACGTAAAGAAAAATTAGGTGATTTAGCAGCGACAATTGAAGATCAAAATAAGGCGATAGAACGGCAAGAACTGTCGGTCGGGTCGGCATTGATCAATATCCAGAACTATGCGGTGGGTAATGCCAAAGTTGCTGAAATTTCGAATAGGGCCAGACTTGGCACCATTTCATATACAGAGGCGATTGAGCAATTAAAGAGTCAAAAAATTCCTGCTGATTTAATGGATGCATTGCTTAAGCAAGTGAATGCTTATGATGAAGCAGCTGAAACAGCTGCCAAGACCAAGCTAACATATAGCTTATTTGGTATTGAAGTTACTCTTGCAGGCAATAAGGCGGAAAATGCTATTGTTGGCGTTGATAAAAACACCAAGTCCTTAAATGAAAATGAGAGAGCGGCATTAGCTGCTAAAAATGCACAAAAGCAATATGCCGATTCACTGGCAGATCGTAAATTTGAAGCATTAGTTACCAAAGGTTTACTTGCCAAGGGTTATTCACCTGAGCAAGTGAAGCAAATGGTAGAAACTGCAAGCTGGGCGCGGAAAAGCGGAGTAGAAGTTTCTAATGAGTTATATCAGATTGGTTTGCAGACTCTTTCAATAGAGGAACAAAACAAGAATGTAATTGATGCCAAGAATAAAGCATTAAAGGAAACTACGAATGAGCTATCTAAACAGCAAAAACTCTCTAAACGCCTAGTCGGTGTTTCTGGCCAATCTGGTATTGGCACAGGCCCTCATCTTGATGTTCGATATGGCGGTTCAATGTCTGGCCAGAAAGTCTCTAATGAACATCTGGCGCGATTGCAGGCAGGTGGCAAACCATTATCATCCTACAAGATCAGTTCAAATTACGGTCCACGAAAAGCCCCTACTAAAGGGGCTTCTTCATTTCATAAAGGTATTGATTTCTCAATGCCTGAAGGTACACCGATCACAACTAATGTTGCTGTTAAAGACATTAAGACTCGGTATGACAGCAAGGGTGGTGGTTATGTCAGTGAAGTGATCTTTGAAGATGGTGTAACACTTAAGCTTCTTCACCAGTCTCCAAGTATGCAAAGCAAGGTTAAAAGCGGTGCAAGCAAAGGGAGTGATAAGGCATCAGGTGATATCCAGTCGCAACTTGATCGTCAACTAGATGCTCAGCGGTCACTTGAAAATGAAGTGGCGACTGAAGTACAGCGGATCCAGAATAACTTAACGGTTAGACTGGAGGATGTTGATAAAGCTGGCTTTTCACCAGAACGCACTAAAGAAATTAAAGCAGAATTACAACGCCGTGCTGACAATGATATTGCGATAGCCAAGCAAGCTACTAGAAGCAAACTAGAGGACTATAAGGAGTTTCGGAAAACCGAGGAACAGTTACTTGAAGAGAGCTTTAACCGTAAAAAGTTCAATGCAGCTCATGACATTGAATTAAGTAAGTCTGAGCAGAAGCAAGCCGTTGAATTGCTGGAACAGCAAAAACAGCAAGAATTAGGGTTATTAAAACTAGCTCAAGAACAGCGTTTATTTCAGGCTCGTATTTTCCTGCTATCTGAAACAGAAGCAATGCAAGAACGTTACAGATTAGAGCGCCTTGAAATCCAAAAAACTGTAAAGGATGAGGAAGAAAGAAGAAAGCGAATTGCTTTATCGAAATCACAAGAGCAGCTTGAAACACTTGATCGGGCGACAAAAGCTGGACAAACATGGGGTAGCGTTCAAGCTGATATGAATGGCACTAGTGAGTTTTATAGACAGGATCAGGAGCGATCTAGTCGTATGAGCTCCGCGACCAATTTTTTTGATAGTCAAAAAGGAGTTGTGAACTTAAATGAACAAAACTCATTAGAAACACTCAATGCTCAGTTTGAGCAGCAGTTGATTAGTCAGCAAGACTTTGAGAACCAGAAAACTGCAATCATTCAAGCTGCTCAGGAGCAACGCAAACAAATTGGTAGCGAATATGCTCAGAACGCCAAAGATATTGAAGACAAATATCAGCAGGATCGACTGAACACCCAAATTGCCCTTGGTGGACAAATGATGGGCTCAGTCACCTCAATGTTTGGTTCTATGTTTGGCGAACAATCCAAAGCCTACAAGCTTATGTTTGCGGCGGATAAGGCTTATGCGATCGCTGCGGCTGGTCTTGCCATTCAGCAAAACATTGCAGCAGCTGCAAAAGTTGGTTTTCCTTACAACTTGCCTTTAATTGCTGGGGCAGTTGCCCAAGGTGTCAGCATTATTGCAAACATCCGGGCAATCAAGGATCAGGGCTTTGCTGATGGTGGTTTTACTGGATATGGTGGCAAATACGATCCTGCGGGTATTGTCCACAAAGGAGAGGTGGTGTGGTCCCAAGAAGATATTAAACGCTGGGGTGGTGTTGGTTTGGTTGAGAATATGCGTAAGAGTGCAAGCCCTGAAGCATTTATTAATAACCATGCCACTAATAACACTTCAGCGGAAAATGTCTTTAATCGTTCATTCCTAAGCTCAAAAGCTTTTAATGATAATCAAAATATCTCGAATATCTTTAGCCAACCTACTCGAGAGAATCAGATTATCGTTAATGCTCTTAAGCCAAGCAAAGACGCGGTATCAAGATCGGGAGATGTTCAAAGCATTACTAACCAGTACGCTGGGAACAATTCAAACTTTAGCAACGTTCTAGAAAAATCGATTCAAAGTAGTAAATCCTTTACTGCCAATAAATCGAACTTATCTCATTTTTCTAACTCGAAAATTCAAAATAGTAATGTTTCAAACAGTACTGTTCAGAATGCTCAGAAAGAATTGCTAAAGGAAGTTTCGATCTTTAGGGATGGTGGTAATTCAAATCCGATTATTGTGGATGGTTCAAAAGGCTTTGCGAATGGAGGTTATACAGGGCGAGGCAAAAAGCATGATGTAGCTGGAGCTGTGCATAGAAATGAGGTTGTCTGGTCACAAGATGATATTAGAAATTGGGGCGGTGTCGAGAAAGTTGAACAATTGAGGAAGGCTAGAAGTCCAGAATCATTTATTTCTAATTATTCTCAAAATAACACCTCTTTTGAAAATATTGTGAATCGGGCAAATCAAAGTTCACGAGCATTTAACCAAAGTAGAGATATTTCGAACATCTTTAATCAGTCTTATCAAGATGATCAGATTATCTATAAGGGAAATACTAGTGCAGCCAACCCATCTAACATGGCGAACTCAGATCTATTCCATGACGGCAAAGTTTACTTCTCTTCAAATGGTTTAGTTCAGGATCGATCAAATCTTGAAGATGTGCAGGACTTTACCTTGGGGCAGTCTTCACGCCCTCAAGCTGAGTTTATGCCTTCAATTGAGCCATCGTCTCCGACGATCAATTTCAAAATTGAAGTTGTGAATCAGGTTAGCGGTGCAACTGTTGAAGCAGAACAACTGGATGA